TAGGACATGACAACGTCGGTAAAACGTATTGGATAAATTGGTACTTTTTAAATTTAGCACTAAAACACGAATTAACGTTTTGTATCTGGAGTGGTGAAAATCAAAAAGGTCAAATATTACGTGACTTAATTCAAATGTATTCAGGACAACAATTTAAAACACTTACCGAAGACGAGATAATGACTTATTCAACTTATTTAGAACAATACTTTCAATTTGTAGACAACTCAAAACTATACAAACCTGAAGAATTATTAAAGATATTTGAAGATAGTAATTGCAAAGTAGGTTTAATTGACCCGTTCACGGGTTTAGATAGGCAAATGACGTACGAAGGTAACTACGAATTCATGAATAAAGCACGGCAAATGGTTAATTTTACCGGGATGACGTTGTACATAAACACGCATCCGAATACTGAAAGCGGTAGGGGTGCAAATATTTACACTGAAGGCGAATGGAAGGGTAACTTAAAAGCACCGTTAAAAGACCATATTGAAGGCGGTAAAGCATTTAGTAACCGTTGCGACGATTTCTTTGTAATTCATCGATTAGTAAAAGACCCTATAATGAAATATTCAACTTGGATCAACGTAGAAAAAATAAAAGACGTTGAAACAGGCGGTAAACATACTGGATTAAACGAACCCGTAATGTGTAATTTTAATTCGGGTTTAGGGTTTGTAATTGGAAACGTTGACCCGCTACAAAAACACCGACCTAAAAGCGCAAAATCAAATAGTTTTCCCGTACGTAACCCTGATATTGTAAACGGAAAAGAATTACTTTCGTTTAGCGAACGAATAAAACAAGGCGCATTTGAAGAACTAAAACCAATTGAAAACGCAAATGGCGAAATGACTATGCCATTTTAAATTAAGAAATATGAAAAAAGAGGGATTAAAATTAACTTATAGTTTTGGAGAAATAGAAGGAGTTAGAAATTCAATCAAATATGAAATAGAAGATTTAGTTTGGGTTTATGGTATAAGTGAAGATTATAGAAGAATAAATAAAAATGTTGAATATAGCAGAAGATTAGCTAAAATAATTGAAATTTGCCCTTCTTCTGATGGATTGCATTTTGAACAATATGGACTTGAATATATAGGTGGTGGTAAAGGTTGGTGGTATTACCCTACATTTTTAGAACCTTATAAAAAATAAAAAAATATGACAGCAAAAGAAAAAGCCTTTGAATTAGTAGATACTTATAAATTCGTGTTATGGTCTGAAGACACACAATGCGGTGAGGAAATACTATGTACTGGAATAGCAAAAAGATGCGCTTTAATTACAGTAGATGAATTAATTGAAAAAGAAATAAGTTTATTAGGTTTAAATGAAGATTATATTCCAACGTGGTATAATTGGGTAAAAGAAGAAATACAAAAGTTATGAGTTTAGAATTTATAAAACGTAAAGCGGGTTTAAACGTACTTTACTGGAAGATAAAATTTAGTTTAGACAACATCAAAGAAAAACACGAACACCGAAAAGACCTAATTTCTTCAATGGAAAAAAGCCTAACTGAAGTAGCTGAAGCTGTGCAATATTTAAACCACGTAGATAAAATGCTGATGGCTACGAATAGACGTAACCACGAATTAGAACTTGAAAACATAATGTTAAAACAAGAAAATAAGAGTTTGAATAAGCATTTAGAAATGTTAATAAGCGGTGAAATATGAAAAAGAAAAAGGAAAAATTTACAGACAAATTAATGAAAGCAATGAAGAAAAAAGAACAAGATTTATTAAAAGGTGTAAAATTTGGTTTTGTACATTTTGATTCAGTCGGTAAAATGACACCATTAGAAGATTTAAAAGATATAAACTGGATTGATTATGATGAAAACGAGAAAATGTAAATACTGTAAATCCGTCTTTTCACCAATTACAACGCTGCAAAAAAATTGCTTCGACCCTAATTGCGTAACTGAATGGATACAAGAAGTAAAACAAAAGAACTGGCAAAAGAAAAAAGCGAAGTTAAAAATGGACTTAATGACTTTATCCGACTACATTAAATTAGCTCAACAAGTATTTAATAAATTTATTCGACTTAGGGACAAATTGACCCCATGTATATCGTGCGGAAATAAGTTAGGTGAAAAATTCGACTGCGGACATTTCTATTCAGCTGGTGGGCATTGGTCCGTTCGTTTTGATGAACGTAATTGTTCGGCGCAATGCGTAAACTGTAATCAACATAAACACGGAAATTTAATCGCATACCGTGAAAACTTACTTAGGAAAATAGGAATTGAAGAATTCGAGAATTTAAGCGCTGAAGCTACAAAAACACGAAAGTTCACAATAGACGAACTAAAAGAAATTATAGCAACGTACAAAAAAAAAATAAAAGAAATAGAACTATATTAAAAATTTATATTACTTTTGACAAAACACAAAACAAAATGAAAACTAAATTAAGATGGATTTACAAAACAAAGATTAAAAGTCGTAAATACGAATACGATTATTTTTACGTACGAATAAACGGAAGTTATAAATATTGTACTCAAAACTTAAAAGATGCTGAAGAATATGTAATTCGATACGGTCAAAAGAACAACTTACAAGACATTTACAAATGACTAATTATAGATACATATATAAAATAACGGTAGTAAGCCGTTACGGTGTACCTTACGATTATTTCAATGTTAGGATAAACCGAAAATATAAATATTGTACGAGGTATTTAAAACACGCTGAAGAATTCGTGTTACGGTACGCTGAAAAGAATAACTTAAAAAACATATACAAATGATTACGAACTTTGAAGAACACACGCACGAATTGACGAGCGAAGAAAAAGAAATTTTGCAGCTGGTAATTCACGGATTTAGGGGTTATAAAAAGACGAACCCGATCAAAGCTGAATTAATAGTAAAAAGAATGAATGTATTTTTACAAAATAACGGATACAAAATAAGATTAACACAACCACGTTTACGAAAGTTAGTCAATTATATTCGTTCAAATAGCTTAATTCCTTTAATAGCGACGTCACACGGCTATTTTACAACTGATTGTAAACAAACTATACTCGAACAAATAAAATCGCTTCAGGAACGAGCTAATTCGATTGAGCGATGCGCACAAGGTTTAAAGAAATTTCTATAAATATTTTTTTTAATTATAGTTATATTAGATTTTATTATTATATTTGCAAAACACAAAACAAAATAACATGAAAGTTTTAACTAAAATTCAGGCGGAATTAAAATGTCCTAAAGGAAGCTTCAATAAGTTTGGCGGCTTCAAATATCGTAGTGCGGAACAAATACTTGAATCTGCAAAACCTATTTTATTTAAACACGAAAGCGTATTAATACTTTCAGATGAAATAATAGAAGTAGGTAGTAAGATATTTTTAAAAGCAACCGCAACTTTGATTAACACGGATGGTGAAATTAAAGTACATGGTTACGCTGAATTAGGAGAACACAAAGGAATGTCAAGCGAACAAACAACTGGCACGGCTTCAAGCTACGCACGTAAGTACGCATTGAACGGTTTATTCTTAATTGATGAAACGGAAAACGACCCTGATTCAAAAGATAATAAAAAAGCGGAAACGTTAGACAACAAAAGATTTCTCGAAGCATTAAAAGCAATTCAAAACGGAAAATTTACCGCTGAAGAACTACGAGCTAAATTTGATTTAACTAAAGAACAACTTGCTGCGCTATGAAAATACGATGTTCACAAATAGGTAAAATTATGACAAACCCCCGAGAAAAGGGGGTGCGTCTTTCTCAAACTACTAAAACATATCTTTTAGAGTTGGCCGTTGAAGAAAAATACGGAATACATAAAGAATTTTGGTCAAGGTACACGGACAAAGGTAACGAAGTAGAAGCTGAAGCAATAGCGCTTGTTAACGATGTTTTAGACGTAGGATTTATTTACAAGAATGAAGAACGTTTAGAAAACGAATATTTAACTGGAGTTCCCGATGTAAACACGGACATTTTAATAGACGTTAAAAGTTCTTGGGATGCATTTACGTTTTTTGAAAAGGTAGTAGAAGACGAAGTAAAAAACAAAGATTACTATTTTCAACTTCAAGGTTATATGTATTTGACGGGAAAAGACGAAGCGTTATTGTGTTATTGTTTAATTGATACGCCTTTACAAATCGTTAGGGATGAAATAAGAAGGGAACACTGGCGAAGAAACGAAATAGACGAAAACGATGAAATAATTGATTTTGTAGAAGCTAAACATACTTTCATGCACATACCTAAAGAAAAGCGCGTTAAAACGCACGTAATTAAGCGAGATGAGAAAGTAATAGAAGCTATTAAAACACGAATTGAAGAATGTAGAGAATATTATAATAACTTAATTCAAGTAATATGAATCCAGAAGTTAAC